GCGATTGATGATATACCAAAATCACAGTCCATAATCCAGAGCATACGAAAATTGCAGAAAGAACACGGCATGAATTTAAGCTTTACAAACTATTGGTGTATCGAAGAAGTCCTTGTATCTTTTGCAAACTTGGCAAAATGGAGTACGGTGCAGGGTGATGTTGTGCGAATTGGTGAACGGGTAAGAAACTTAATCATGCAAGGCAACATTGGCTCAAGAGTTGATTTGAAACTTCAAGATGAATTGATAGAGTTGACTGGCGGCAAACGTGTGAACAAAGAGAAATTTTACACACGGCTGCTGGGTTTGTTGCTAGATAATGGTCTTGGGCAATTTTCATTCACCAAGCACGAGTCGGGCGACGATACAAACACAAGCTGCTGGTTTAATGATTGTTGCAACCTGCGGATTAGTAGCGGTTGTCAAAACATGTGCGGCATTCCGCTTGATATGATTACAGCATCTGAAAGACTGCTCTTCCTATTTGAAAATTCATTGTTGGAAAGCAGAAACTTCGGACTTAAATTAGTTAAAAAAGCCAATAAAGGGTAATATTCGCATGTTATTAGAAAACCAGAAAGATGCGTTTGTTGAGGAGGATATGGATGAAAACCATAGACAAAAAATATCCAAAAGGTTCGGAATGGAGAAGATGGGATTTGCACATCCATACTCCTGGCACAAGTAAGAATGATAATTTCACAGGATATACTGTTGAGGATAAATGGAATAATTTCTATAATTCCATTACTGAGTATATTGGTGATGGAACCAATGCTACAAGTAGCATTGCTGTAGTCGGCATAACCGATTATCTATCAATAGATAACTATAAAAAAGTCAAAGCGGATAACAGGCTACCCGAGAGTGTTTTATGGGTTCTTCCGAATGTAGAAATGAGAATGCAACCTATTGCTAATGATTCGCCAATTAATATTCATTTTCTTTTTGACCCTGTTATTGAAAACTCATTAGAAAGTCGTTTTTTTTCACAACTATAATTTAGTGATGGTAGTGGAACTAACTTTTCTGCAACACGCTCTGAACTTATCAGGCTTGGACATCAATCAGACAAAAACTTGAGCGATGAAGTCGCTTATAAGAAAGGCGTAGAAGTTTTTATACCATCGTTTGAAAAAATTAAAGAGATTTTTGAGAAAGATAAAGATTTGAGAAATCATACGATGATTATTGTTTCAAATGCTTCTAAAGGAGGGGTTTCTGGTGCAATAAACCATTCTAGTTATTTTGATACTAGCGATGGTACTTCTCAGATGTCTGCTTTTAGACAATCAATATATAGATTTGTTGACGGCATTTTTTCTGCAACCCCTAATGATATTTTGTATTTTTCAGGGCAAAAAGCGAATTCCCCTCCTGAATCTATTATTAAAGCGTGTGGCTCACTTATGCCATGCTTGCATGGTAGCGACGCTCACAGCAACAATACCATTTTTGAACCTTATGGACAACGATATTGTTGGGTAAAATCAGATCCCACATTTGAGGGCTTATGGCAGTGTGTTTATCAACCGAGCGAAAGGGTTTATATCGGAACAATTCCAGCGGCCTTAGATAGAGAACAAAAAAACAAGCGTTCAAATGTATCCCGAATATCTGTGAAGCGTGTAGAAAATCCAAAGTACACACAGTATGAATGGCTAAATTTTACTTTGGAACTTAATGCAGGTTTAGTAGCCATAATAGGGAACAAAGGGAGTGGAAAAAGTGCTTTATCTGATATAATAGGGCATTTGTGTGAATGCAAAACTATGAAAAACGCTTCTTTTTTGAATAATAACAGATTTCGCAGGTCACAAAGTAACTACTCTGTTGATTATGATGCGATAATAGCGTGGGGAGATAACCATAACAAAACACTCTCACTTGCTGATGAAACTCCAACTACAACCATTGAATCAGCGCAGTATCTTCCCCAAAAGTATATTGAAGATATTTGCAATGATATAGGTAGTGCATTTCAATCTGAAATTGATAGGGTAATATTTTCGTATGTGGATGAAACGGAATTAGGATCTGCACGTAATTTAATTGAGTTGGTGGAAAGCAAATCTAAATCTACTAAACTCATTATCAAGAAACTACAAGATGAAATAGATATTATAAATGCGAGAATTATTAAATTGGAAGAACAACAAACTACTGATTACCGGAACAATGTGACAGATAACATTAAACATTTGCGTGAAACATTGCAACGTCATATTGATGCTAGGCCCATAGAGGTTTTGAAGCCCATGCCAAAGGAATCTGATAGTGCATATGACGTTGAAATTTCTGAAATCACAAAAAAGATTGAAAATTTAGAGGAGCAAAAAACAACCATCCAAAGCACATTATCAACACTCAACGCAACCATAGACGATATAGCAAGCCTTCTGGTAAAAGTCGAATCGTTGCATAGTGATGTCGTTTTGTTGAATACAGAAATTAGTGAATTAGCAATTAAATATGCATTGTCTGATGTTACTGGATTTTCGGAGGACTCTCCGAAAATCATGCTAAGTGCTCATATTAAAAGACTACAGACCGAAAAAAAGCAACTACTAACTTTGCTAAATGGCTCTGATAATATAGCTGGAGAGTTAATTGCTAAAGGCATTATCGAAATGCTTGAGGATATCAACAAGGAAAAAGATGCCTTAGTGTCTTCTGCCGATAAAGAAGAAAAAGCATATCAAAAATACTTATCTGATTGCAAAGAATGGGAAGTCGGAAAAACTAAAATTGTAGGCGACTCAAAAACAGAAAAAACTTTGGAATACTTTGAAGCTGAGTTGTCTTTTTTGAACAATGAGCTAACTGCTGAGTACCAAGATAATATAGCATTACGAGATAAAAAACTCGTTGAGTTATTTAATGCAAAAATGAAAATCGTTGGTGTTTACGAGCAGATATATAATCCAATAGAAAGTGAAATTGAAAAACTACTAGGTTCAAGCGGTGAAGATATATCTTTTGCTGCCGAAATCCAGTTGAAAACGGAAATGAATTTAGCGGATGAACTTCTTAGCCAGGTAAAGAAGAGCTTCTCTGGGAAGTATGGTCGAAATCAAAACGCTGAAAGCCAAATGGATAGAGATATAAGAAATACAGATTTTGGTGACATCGGAAGCATATTGAACTTTACTAAACAGGTAATGGAAGTTACAAATGAGGATATTGACAAGTCGGAAAAGAAAATAGTAAACAAACGTGTGTTTTATAATTTGCTCTATTCACTTGACTATATTAACATTGCGTTTAGATTAAAGGTCGGAGGGCGAAACTTGGAAGAACTGTCTCCGGGAGAACGTGGAATTGTACTATTGGTGTTTTTCTTGGCTCTTAGCAAAGATAGTTCGCCAATTATCATAGACCAGCCCGAAGATAATCTTGACAATCAGTCTGTTTTTGACAAGCTGGTGCCTTGCATTTGTGAAGCCAAGAAAAAACGACAGGTTATCATAGTTACTCACAACCCAAATATAGCCATTGCTTGTGATGCGGAGCAAATAATTAGCTGCAAAATAGATAAGACCAACAATGCTATTAGCTATTACTCGGGTGCTATTGAGAGTGTAGAAATAAAGAAGAATGTTGTTGATATTTTAGAGGGCACTATGCCAGCATTTGAATTGCGAAAGCGCAAATATGTAATGGAATAAATGGCAATTGGTGTGGTTTATGCCTTAGCAAATTCTGGATAATATCGAAATTATCCAGTTGTAAAATAACAATGTTTTTATTGCAAAGCTATAAAAGAGCAAAATTGAAGCGACAAGGAAGTTGATTGAATGACCATAGCAATCTATAGCCGTAAATCCAAGTTTACGGGCAAGGGTGACAGTATCGCCAACCAGATAGAAATGTGTAGGCAACGAGCGCATCAATATTTGAACTTGAAAAATATTTCTGATTCGGATGCAAAAATACTTATCTACGAAGATGAGGGTTTTTCTGGCAAGAATACTGCCCGCCCGGAATTTCAAAAGATGTTGGCAGCGGTTAAAGTTGGAGAAATCAACTGTGTTATATGTTATAAACTTGACCGTATAAGCCGTAATGTAGGTGATTTTGCTCAAACTTATGAAACCTTTGAAAAGCATAGGGTAGACTTTTTGTGTGCTGGCGAAACATATGACACGACAACACCCGCAGGGCGCGCAATGATGGGTATGGTATCTGTGTTTGCCCAAATGGAGCGTGAAGTTACAGCCGAACGTATCCGGGATAATATGCACTTACTGGCTAGGTCGGGGCGTTGGCTTGGTGGACATACCCCTACTGGGTTCAAATCTTCCAAAGAAGAGCGTATAGACGTTGAAGGCAAAACACGTTCAGCATTTAAGCTTGTCCCTGTAAAAAAGGAGATGGAATTGGTAGAATTTATCTATCAAAAATTTGTAGAGCTTCAATCTGTCTCGGGTACAATGCGCTATCTTGTGGCGCATAATATCCGCACAAAGAACGGGAACGATTTCACAAATATTTCAGTCAGAGAACTTTTGCGAAATCCCGTTTACTGTATTGCTGGACAGGAAGCAGGTGACTACTTTCGAGAAAAAGATGCGGTCATATGCTTTGAAAAAAATGAACTTGACAACAAACATGGTTTTATGCCATATAACCGTACAAGCAGTGGTAAAGACCGACAAACAAAAAATGAAATAGATGATTGGCTGATAGCAGTCGGAAAACATGAAGGTGTTATTCAGCCCGGCACTTGGGTAAAAATTCAACGGATACTGGATGCCAAACGAGAAAAGAACAAGTCAATCGTTAGGACACCATATAAATCGGAGGCCCTATTATCAGGGTTGTTGGTTTGTGGAAAATGCAAAAATGCCATGCGCCCCCATGTACACGCCAAGCGCAAAAATGCTGAAGGGATTATCCCTTATTATTACATCTGCGAGTTGAAGGAGCGGTCATCCAAGGCGAGGTGTGATATGTGTAATGCCAATGGTGCGATTATTGATAAAGTCATACTGGACGAGCTTATGAACTATGACCGTGAGGATTCGGCTATTCATCATAGCTTACTGGAACTTAAAGAACGGTTGTCAAATAAAAAAGAATCCGAGAACGATAAATTGGGCTTCTTGGAATCTGAGCTTGAGGAAAAACGAAAACAAATAGACAAGCTACTTGATGCACTTGGAGCAGGGGATGGGGAGCAAGATACATTTGTCGAACTAACCCGACAAAGAATAAATACCTTAGCCGACCATTGCAGGCAACTAGAAAACGAAATTGAAAAGACCGCCCTCAATAACACCATCTACACCGACTACGAAAGCCAGACCAAGGCTGTATCCGATACCCTAAAAAAACTAAAAGAAACAATCAACACAGCTACCATTGTAGAAAAGCGGGAGTTGCTAAGGTCAACGATAGAGCGTATAGTATGGGATGGAGAGCAAGCGTATATTTTTCTATTGGGTGAATAGGCTGAACGGAGAGGAAGCCACAAACGCACTGTTTAACAGGCTTCCCGGCGATTCACCCGATAACAACATCACGTTACCTTTTATGCACGATAGCAAATGCTATCTGGTACTACATGACACATTTGTTGCTTATCACCGTCCTTCCCGCCCCTATTGACGAAAAAATCATTACCATTCGTACCCTTTAGAAAAATATGCACCTTATCATCTTTCACGATAACACATTCCAACACCCTCCGAAGCAAGCGCAGTTTACCGTCATAGTCAACTAACTTTATAAGCCTTGGGAAATCCATAATTGTCTGCTTGGCTTTGTCAATGTCGGCTATCTGTTCATCTTGTGACTTACATTCTTCAAGTATTGTGTTTAATCGCTCTTGTTTTTCGGCTTGTTCATTGCTCAACGCTTCAATATCTGCAAAAATCGCTTTTTTAGCGGTTTCAGGTGCTATCCGCAAATTAGCGGTTTGGTGCTGAATATCAACTTCGATTTGCCCTACTCGTTTTCTCAAGTCGTTTAGTTCCTTGTCCGTGTCCTTCATTTGCATGAGCAGGGTATTTTTTGTATTTGAAAATTCCTCGTACAGTTCATGCTTGCCTTCGCTTAACTTGCATATTTGCTCTATAACAAAATTATCCAAGTCGTAACCCTTTACATTGGGAGAAGTCGCACAGTCCATTTTTTTATTGATTTTCATATCGCATACATAGCGGAAGCGTACCGTGCCATCAGGATTACGCCGCCCTGTTTCCGATTTAACATACATTTTATTTCCACAATCCACACAACGCACAAGACCAGATAAAAGTGCGCGGGTTTTTTCTTTGGGTCGTGCGGAGCTTTCAACTGCAATATCAGAAAGTATCGCCTGTGCCTTAATCCATTCTGCCCCTGTAAATAACCCTTTGTGTTTACCTACAGATACAATCCATTCTTTTATGTCACGGCGCAATGTCCTCTGAATATATTTGGGGTCTAACGCTCTGGATTCATCATCTATTTCTTTAGTTTGCTCCGTCTTATTGTATGCCATAATCCCCCGCACACCGTCAAAGTCGGCATCATCAGCCCATACAGGCACATCAAATGAAGCGAAATAACCCCGCATATCATCATCAGCGATAGCGTATACAGGATTCAGCAATATATTTTTAACGGATAGGTTAGTAAAATCGTTTTCTTCCTTTGTTTTGAACCCTTCTTTATTCATTACATCAGCCGTGCCCGTCAAAGAACCATTTGTCAAGAATAATTCAAAAATTCGCCTTACGGCTCGCTGTTCTTCGTCAATCGGCTCTAAATGGTTAATCGTTGTTTTTCTGCCATTAAGTAAAAGTTTCTCCTTTTGGGAGTAGTAGCCAAGAGGACACTTACCCCCAAGCCAACGCCCTTCTTTTGCAAGTTCATACATATTATCGGTGATACGCTCGGCAATAATATCCCGCTCAAATTCAGCAATAGCACTAAGCATAGTAAGCATTATTTTTCCCGTGCGGGTGCTTGTATCAAGCTCCCTGTCACTTACAGAAATAAAATCAATATTCTTCTGCTCCATCTGCTGAACGAGGTTTAACAGGTCAATGGTTCTGCGGGAAATACGGTCAATCTTGAAGCAAATTACAGCCTTGATTTTATTCGCTTCAATATCCCCTAACATTCTCTTGTAATGTTGCCTGTCGGCATAAAATCCGCTCTTGCCTTCATCTTCGTATATCAAAATATCTGTTGGAGCAACATCATATTTAATAGAAGCAAGTGCGATACATTTTTCTTTTTGTATCTCAATGCTCTTTCCGGTTTCTGTAACCTTCGATTTTCTTACGTAGATAGCGACTTGCCTATTATCTACATCATTTTTCCTTTTTCTGATTCTTGCCATACAAACCGCCACCTTTTCAAATTTGCTGTCTTGCTTAAAATTTATTGCTGTTGCATGATATAAGCATAACAAATACTGTACGGCTTGTACATACATATGCGGTAAAATAATTCGTTGTATTTTACGCAAGATTAGGCTACAATAAGAAAAACCAAAGGAGATGGTCATGTGCCTAATATAAAGCCAGTTTCAGATTTGCGGAATTATAATGAAGTCTTGCGTGATGTAGCAATACAAGAACCTGTATTTTTAACAAAGAATGGGCGTGGTCGTTATGCCCTTATGGATATGCAAGATTACGAACTCCAACAAGCGACTATCCGATTGCTATCCGAATTATCAAGAGGGGAACAATCCGCACAGGAAAGCGGATGGCTCTCTATAGATGAGGTCGAAGCCTCGCTAGGTATCTTATAATGAAGGTACAACTTACGCCCCTAGCGCAAAATGACCTGAAAGAAATCCGCACATATATCACAAATGAACTACTTAACCCCACTTCGGCGGTAAGCGTGGTAAAGCGTATCACCACCAGAATACGTGGGCTTGCCAAGTTTCCCGCTATGGGTGCGCCGTTATCCTCCATTGTGAACATACAAACTGACTACAGATTTCTTGTATGCGGGAACTATACGGCATTTTATAGATATGATGATAAGTTTGTATACATTATTCGTGTACTGTACCACCGCAGAGATTTTGTAAAAATTCTGTTTGGTAATGTAGTGATAGATGATGACGAATCGGAAGATTAAAAATTAAGCCGCCTTTTTTATGGGCGGCTTTACATTACGTTATGAGGGATTCACCTGTGTATTAAATGGCTAACCAAATATTTCTTGGTACATCTTTTTCAGCTTGGCGAGTGTATCCCCATGATTGGCTTCTGACTTCTCCATCATAGATATTTTTGTAGCAAGAGATTGTTTGATATATTCTTGGAATTTTTCTGTCCAACGTGAAGTAGTTTCTTTGAGTTCATTTGTCTTGTTGTTGCCGACTAATATCTGTTAGCCGACCAATGGTATTTATAAAGTCATTATCTAGGTGCGGTGGTGCCCACATACCAGAGCGGCAAATAAAAATATAGTCTATACCGTCAGCAAGTTTATTTGGGGCTTCGTGAAGTTCACCTATTTTGTTGTGTACGCAATTTATGACATCACAATCTGAATTAGTGCTATCCTCACGCTTCACCCAAGAAAACTGCTGTATTTTATTTTCATTGAGTAAAATTCGCACCCAATTTCCTGCATTGATTTCTGTTACGCTTACATGGGTAGAGCAATCATGGTGAAAACCAATCTTAAACAAGTTAATTTCATCATCATTTGGGAAACCGCCGTGTGTAAAAACATTATCAATTTCTACAGCATATTCATGTACGGTAATGCTCGTAGTGGGCTTCTTGTATTTTTCTACAAGGTTGAATAATGCTGTGATTTCACTTTCCACAGAGCCAATATCCGTTATGCTAACTTTTCCAAGTAGCTCCTTGTTGATAAATGATTGCTCGTAGCACCCTCGCCAAATGAGTAACTGCCCTTCTATATCAAGTGCATTGCCACCGTCTGGAAATAAAATAGCACGTTGGTCGGCAGTCGCACCGATAAAATATTCCCAATCAACACATAAAATATTTACCACTTAAAATCCCTCCTGACAAAATTAGGCGTTAAAATGCCTTGTCCATATTTGTTTCTGATAACCAATGTATTCCATGCAAATGCAGAATAGACCTTTCGATTTTCGCAATAACCGAAATTTCAACTACATATCATATATATGAATCAATTGATTCACTAACCTGTTATAAAGGTGTAGGCGCATAAATCCTATACCTTATTTTATTTATGGAAAGGGATGATGTGATGTTCAAAGCAGTTGCAATGATTCACAGCCTGAAAGATACAGCCGAGGTTTCCATTTTGCATGAAAACGGCTGTAACGATGTTATCGCAGACTATAACGGTCAACGCTGTACAGCAATATTCAATGGGTTTGTATGTCTGTACTATGTAGATGATATTTACGGAAAATTAACAGACCCGCACCAATGCCCCAGATGTCATGCACATATAGCGTAGACATTTTGATTTAAGCAACAAGCAAAAATAAAAAAATAAATTTCAAAGGAGATGAAAGCAATGGCAGCAAACGTGGAAACTATGTTTTACGTTCGAGAAGTACCGTGGCATGGTCTGGGGGTAAATGTTCAAGAAGCCCTAGATTCTAAGAAAGCCCTTGAATCGGCGGGGCTAGATTGGAGCGTCATACAAAAGCCAATTTACACAGCGGATTTTGTATGCAACTCCGGCAAAGTTTATACATCAGATGAACAAGCCATAAGCGGGTACAAAGCTAACATTAGAAATACCGACAATCAGGTGCTTGGAGTAGTATCTGACCGTTATCGTGTAGTTCAAAATCACGAAGCATTTGAATTTACCGATACTCTACTTGGTGAGGGCGTTCGCTATGAAACTGCGGGAAGTTTACAGAATGGTAAACGTGTTTGGCTTCTGGCGAAGTTACCCGACAAGTATATTATTAACGGTGAGGTTATAGAGCCTTTCCTAGTATTCAGCAATTCGCATGATGGGAGCAGTTCAATTAGGGTTTGTATGTCACCAATCCGTGTAGTCTGCATGAATACTCTAAACTTTGCGCTAAAACAAGCTAAACGCTCATGGGCGGCAAAGCATACAGGAAACGTCCAGAGCCGTATGCACGAAGCAAGGGAAACACTAGGCTTGGCGCATACCTACATGGAGAACTTTGGAAAAGAGGTTGATAATCTCAACCGTATCAAATTATCCGATTCTAAGGTTATGGAGCTTATCAATACGCTTATTCCGCTTACTGATGAGGCTACAGCCACACAGCGCAAAAATATTGAGCAACAGCGTGACGATATAAAAATCCGTTATTGGGAAGCCCCTGACCTTAAAGTGCTTAATAAAAATGCTTTTAGGTTCGTCAATGCTGTTTCTGATTTTGCTACCCATGCCAAGCCTTTAAGAGAGAGTTCCAACTATAGGGAAAATTTGTTTCTTAAAACTATGGAAGGGCACTCTTTAATCGACAAGGCTCATGCAATGGTAAAAGCCGCCTGAATAGTATGCCACAAACAAACTGCCTGATATTGTTTGCAAAAAACATATCGGGCAGTTTTTGTTTGTGGCTTTCTTTATGTTCCCAACAGACCAAGGAGCATAGAGATATTCAGCAAATTTTAAGAAAGAAGGTGCAATTTTGGCTAAGGTTTTAGTTTCAACGGAAAATATGCCACATGATGAATGGCTATCTTATCGTAATTTAGGGCTTGGCGGTTCTGATGCAAGCGTGGTTTGCTCCGTAAACCGTTGGAAATCCCCTATAGAATTATGGATGGAAAAGACGGGGCAATTTCCTCCGCAAGAAGCAGGCGAACCCGCATACTGGGGGAATCGTCTTGAAAGTCTTGTAAGAGAAGAATTTACCATGCGAACAGGAATAGAAGTTACCCCTGTAAAGCAGATTCTTCAAAGCGAGGAACACCCTTTTATGCTTGCTAACTTGGACGGAAAATGTCAACACCCCGAATATGGAGAGGTCATTTTTGAAGCAAAAACGTCCAGTACCTACCGAAGCGGTGAATGGGAAGATGATGCAATACCAGACGAATACATTTTGCAAATTCAACACTATATGTCTGTGACTGGCTACAAAGGGGCATATATCGCCGTATTGATAGGCGGCAACACCTTCAAATGGCAGTTTGTAGAGCGTGATGATGAACTTATCGACATGCTGATTCAATTAGAGCGGGAATTTTGGGAGTGCATAGAATCAAATACCCCGCCTGCGCTTGATGGTTCGGACGCTTCGGCAAAATTTTTGGGGCAGTATTTTCCTGATAGCGTACCTGAATCTATAGTTGAGCTATCTGATGATGCCGTTACTCTTATTGAGCAACACAGCAATGCTTCCGAAAAAATTTCATTATTCAAAGAGCATAAGCAAGAAGCGGAAAACCTGCTAAAACAAATGCTTGGAGAGTACGAGGTCGGAACGGTGGGCGATACGGTTATTACGTGGAAAACCATTGTAAAGGAACAGCTTAACAGCAAGGCTTTGAAATCTGAACATCCAACACTATCACAGCGATATTCCGATACAACATCATATCGCAGATTCTCAATAAAACAACGGAGGGATTCATAATGAGCAATGCAAATCTTAAAAGTCGGCTTAGTGGTAAGGCACAGAGTAAAAATACTACGCCTACGGAAATGCCTGTACCAAAGAAAACGCCTACACCAAAAGAAACATCCGCACCAAAAGAAGTACCAACAACAGAACTATCAATGGTGGATTCTGGCTATGTTGCCCTTGCGACAAATGCGATTGGCATTATTAGCGAGAATCTTAAAAATCAACCGCTATCTTATCAGCTATTCGACGTTGTAAAAGCACCGACAGGAGGCATTACAATGTTTTCTGTGCCGGGTTTAAGCGGTGACGATATACAAAAGGAACTCACAGGAATTATTTTGAACTATACCACACCCCGCGCATACTGGGAAACATCAGAACCGATTGAAGGAACGCCGCCTGTATGCTATAGCCGTGACAGCTTTACATCATTTGAAGGGAAATCCTGTATAACTTGCCCCTACAATGAATTTGGCTCTAAAAACGGCGATTCAAATGCAAAAGCCTGTAAGGAATCTGTAGAAGCGTATTTGCTTAGACCAGACAATATTATGCCTATTATTGTCCGTATTCCTGTTACAAGCAAATTTATATTCCAGAAATATATGACAAGGTTGGTTAGCAATATGATACCGCTATGTGGTGTTGTAACAAAAATCACCCTTGAAAAAGTTACAAGTACAGGCGGGCAACCTTACGCAAAATACAATTTTGAAGCTGTAGATACACTATCCCATGAGGAAACCGCCAACGCAAGAAGCTATGGACAAAAATTCGCTGAAATGGTAAATGTAGCCTACGAAACGGAAGTAAAGGCGGCAGTAGTCGCAGAAACAGCAGAAGCATAAAAAAACAACCTAAAAATAAATGGCTATAGGGCGTGACTGCCTTATAGTCATTATTTTTTAGGCTGAAAATCTGGAGGACATCAATGGAAGATAAAGTAAAGGGAATAATCGCCGTAGAAAACAAATACGGTCTTATGATGTTTCGTATGGGGCTAACTTACTTGATAGACATAGGCGTTAGCAACCTTGCAGATGATGTTGTTGAGGAAAATATACGTCAAATTTTGGCTAAGGGCGAAGAAGATAAAGCTAACGGCACAACCTCACATATATCACCTGAATTTCAATGCAATATTATCCGTTGTGCCGCCGAACTTTCCAAGTTTAGCATTTGGACGTTGTTTTCCTACATTAAGAAACATCTGGTTGTTCCAAAATAGCGAGAGAGGGGTATGTATGCGAAGATTAACAAAGTACGACCTAGCCAAAATTATTGATTCAACCGTAAAAGGTTATATAATTGATGATGCGCGGGTAAAGGATGGTGAGTTTAGCGATTCCGACCATTACGGAATATTGCTAGGCAGAAGCAAGTCAGGCAACTACGTCACTTGGCAATTTCATCTTGAAGATGAAGAGCCTAGCGTTTATTGGGGGCATTATTTCATGGAAGATAGAGATGCCGCCATTAAAGATTTCAACACCAGAAAATAAATAGCGGGAGGAATCCAATGGACTACATTAACGAAGCCTTGAAATTCATTGAATCAAAGGAAATGCGGGAGTATCAGCGTACATGGTCAAAGCCACCAGACAGAAACGATTGCGCCGAGATAGTATCACTTGCGCCTGCTTCTTTGGAAAGAAAAATCCCTGTTCTGAATTTGATTGCAGAGCAAACAAAATTTGACCCTGAAAATGTTTACCATGAGCCTACTATCCTTGCGAAACACGCTCGTCTGGTTCTGGATGGGCTTTATAATCCCCCTGCCGGTACTGTATTTATCCTTGAAAAACATTACTGTGAGGATGAGACCATTGAGAAGGAGCTATTTACGACATTTGAAGCTGTGATAAATCGCATAGGCGAGTTTACAGCAGAAGAAACGGAGTACAAAACCCTTCTTTGGTTTTATGTAGAAAAATGGATTTTAGGCGAACACGGAAAGATGAACTGCTTTGTTGACCTGTATCTAAATAATTTAGGCGAGATATGGTATTTTAATTATGCCCAAGAATTTAAGCCTAAAGAATATTCAGATTCATGTGGATTCTTTGATTATACAGGTGAATTGAACCTGCCTACACCTTTTACATCAGGGGATATAATAACCGCAGATTGCAGACCATTTGCCGAAGAAAAAAGGGTGCTTATCCTAAAGAATACAGATGAAATGAACAGGCTTGACTGCTGTGGTGTAGTCTGTCTGCATATTTCCCCAAGCGGTGATATAGGAGCAAGCGCATTTAAGCACAATTTTTTCCTTCAATATCCCGAACGCACATATTTTTCTGTGCTGTATCGTGCGGAAGTATATAGTGGTGAACTTACAGAACTCGAAAGACCGCTTGCCACTCTTAGCACGGCGATAAAAGCAAATCCATTATTAAGTGATGATTTGTACGATTATATTTCCGAGCGTGACGATAGTGGCATAAAGTGGGAGCAGTTAAAAGAAGCGTTTTCGCTGTAAAAAAATAGCAATAAAACGTGTTCAATGGGTTGCGAGGTTAAATAAAGCCTCGTAGTCCTTTTTTATTTGTCCAAAAAATATTACAAAATGGGAGGAAATCCAAAATGTATAACCAAATTAACGAAGATTCAGCCCGCAGAGCGAAAGAAGCTAACAGCTTTTCAGATTATCGCCAAGGGAGCGCAACCGTAGAATATCGGGCTATGGTTGATGAAGCCAAAGAAATAGCGGAAAAGCAAAAACAGATAGTTGACCCTATGTACCACGATAAGATAGATAAACTTCTGGCTAGGTATTCCGCAAAATTAGCCGCAAATTTCAACAGCCGAAATGAAATTGATGCCAGAGTACCCTCGATAATGATTGCAGGGGGTTCAAATTTTCCAACCCGCAAAAAAGAAAAACAAAATGCCGCTCGTGACCGCAACTGGAAGGAATACGAGGACATCAAGGAAATTTTGTATAAAATCCGTGGTGTCGGAATGGGTGGTATTAGCGCAGATGACCCAAACGCAATAGATAAGCTAAAAGAGCAATTAGAGGACGCAGAAGAAAGACAATCATTTATGAAGAACGCTAACGCATACTGGCGCAAGCACGGCACTATGAAGGGATACCCCAATATGCCTGATGAAGAAGCCGCAAAAATAGATGAGCAAATGAAAACTGCTTACTCTTGGATACAGAAAAATGGTCCGTTCGGGGATTATAAGCTGAAAAATAACAATGCCAATATGCGCCGCATTAAAAACCGTATAGCTGAACTGGAAAAACACACTCAAAGCACTTTTGACGGTTGGGAATTTGAGGGCGGTAAGGTCGTTGTTAATAAAGAAATAAATCGCTTGCAAATTTTCTTTGACGAAAAGCCTAATGACGATTTAAGGGCTGAACTAAAAAGAAACGCCTTGAAATGGGCACCATCGCAAGGCGCATGGCAAAGGCAGTTTACAGATAATGCCTTGTATGCAATTAAAAGAATCAAATCCATATCCCCAACATCATCAAATGGGGGTAGCACTTAATATTAAGGGGGTAGATTATGAAGTCGGAAGTGCTTAACGAAATCAACAACCAATGTGCGATAGTTCAACGGAGTGTAGCAAAAAACTTTGAATCCCTTGAAAATGAAGGGCTAATCACAGAGTTGTTGAAACTACGCAAACTGCTAGATGAATTTCTTGACAGTTAAAATTTACCGCTTCCTCGGCAGAGTTTTACGAAGTCTATATAAAAATCCATTTCTTCATCTGTAGCGTTCTTTAGCATTGTGTTTAACGTCTCCTTTTTATCCGAAGGGCGGGTATCAACTTCTCGCCCTTCCATGATAAGGGAATCTGCCGTTACATCTAAGGCATCACAAAGCGCAATTAGAGTATCTATGCTAATGCTCGACGCTCCACGCTCTGCCATACCTAAAAAAGATTCGGAAACATCACAAAGACCCGAAAGGACATCTAGTGTCAAATTTCGTCGTTTCCTTGCCGCTCTAATATTTTCGCCTATATGCTTTTGGTTTGTTTTCATAAAAAAATCGCCTCCTCTTAACTTTAGCGTAGGTAGGGGCGAATAATGACTGTGTCACTTCAAAATGAAACAACTATATTGCTTTAGGTGGGCGTGTATGCTATCATTAAAACGTGATAACAGGGCAATTTTCCCAAGCCGTTTACCTGTGATGTAGACGGTGGCAACCTATATTATAGGAAGGTTGATATATGTATGACTGGCGTAATCCGTCACTATAATACCGAAAAAGGGTTCGGTTTTATATCATCTAAAAACGACGATAGTATATTTTTTCATATTTCTAATATTAAAAACAGACCTATGATTCCAGAGATTGGAATGAGTGCTGTTTTTGATATTATTGACACGCCTAAAGGAGAGCAGGCATCCAATATTGTACTGCAAGCCTCTAGTAATAAATTTTTGCATATAGGCGATTTACGGATTAAATTTTCAAACATCAAAGAGTATGGTGTTGAACGTAATTCCTCGTACAATTCAGCTCCAGTGCTTTCACTTGATAAACGAATAGGAGAAATTGAGCGGGAAATAGCCGAATACAAACAAAAGATTTCAGACATTCGGAGATATATAGAAAAAGAAGTGTTTAATATTGGGCGAGAAAATAAGTTTGATTCTTCTGGTGGGTTGTTAAGTTCATTGATATGTGATATTGGCGAAGCCTTACAGGAAATTAACTCCAAAAGCCCAGAAAACAAAGCGGCAAGAAAAAATAAGCGAATCGTACTGGAGCAGGAACACAACTCAACCATAGCAATGTATGAACAGCTTATCGAATCACGAACACGTTACGCTGAACAACTAAGAGCGGAAAAAAACGAGACAACAAATGATGAAAAATACAGACTATCCCAAAATAATCAATTGGAATGTTTGTATATAAAAACTTTTCAAAATGAGGAATATGTATTTTGGAAACATGAAGTATCATTTGATATACATGCAAAGCTTAAAGAGATTGACGAGAATATTTAGGCGTAAGCGAGCGTGTATTTTCAATTATCAAATAGCAGAAAGGATGTTAGTTTTGAAAAAATTATTACTACCTTTAGCAATGCTTGTTTTAGTTTTGTTTTCTGCATGTTCGGGGGATACACTGCCGACACAGGGAAATGCAGATACACCAGTTGAGACGGTGGAAGAAGCCCGTAATTTACTCCAATCGTGGCTAAATAATCACCCATTTACTTATCCAGTTATTATCAATGATAGCATGACTATTGAAGATGAAACTGGATTTACATTTGTTTTATACCAAGATAGCGAGTTGGCTAGAATCCGAGTTGCAAAAGCAACAGGGCGATTACTCTGGCGTAATTCAGATGCCGATAGCTTTATCTCTATAGATGGTTGGTATACTAGATTAGGTTATTCCTTGCCGCAGTACAACTTAGCTATTGTTGAAAATGTTGCTACTGATGATGATTCTGCACAGGAAACAGGCACACAGGATATAGTGCAAAACAACGATGATACCGTGCCACAACACGCCAATGCAACAGAGACCGAAGCACCGCAAACAGCAGAACCTTCCGAACCCGCACTCCAGGCTGACATTACAGAATTAAGACGTTTATTCGTTTCTTATTTCAACCACGGAAGAAATGCAGACAGAAATAGCTTACGGCAAACAAATCCAGAGGAATTATACAATGCGGTCATTTCGCTAATGATTACGAATCAAAGTCGAGACGAAATAACTGTGAATCAGGAGCTAGACCGTGAAACCATAAGATATATTGGAAGGGTTTGCGATACGTTTCTTGGAATTTTCGATACAGGGGCAGAAAGCGACAGGATAAGGGATTTAAGGGGATATGTAACGAGAATAACCTCGTACAATGAAGAAAGAGATGCGTTGATTAGAGCGTATAGAACTGATGACGGAAACCTGCTTACCGACAATGACAGAAATATCTATACAAGGCGTTTTTATATCCGAAATCCCATTGAGATAACTTCCAATTCTGCTGTTGAAAGATTTTTGATAGACATGGGTATGCTCGGAGGCAGTACGCCCCCCTCTTTTGGTGCAACAATGGATTATGAAATAATTTTTGGTTCATATTTTCCGGGCAGTCAAATATGCGTTGTTCGTCCTGTAAATGTGCATAGATTCCCACGAGCAGGCATTTATACGTTAAATGTTATACAAAGTGGGGAAATAGAAGTTGTGGATTTGCAAGGGTTTAGAAGTTTTGTGCCGTTATTTGTAGAGGTTAGCGACGAGTTTCACGAACAATTTTTTGCTGATTTAAGTAGATTCCACGCAATAGAAGGTGATATTTTTTCTGCCGAGCAATCAATAAGAAATTTTATTTTAGGAATTTCAGTAGAAACTCCGGCACAGGAGCAAGGACACCAAACCTCGCAAGCCGCCGCAAATTGGCTAAATTTAGGTGCTGTCAGTATACCGCCTACATGGAGCTATGATAATTGGGCGCACCTTGAAATTTTGCCTGACTTTGCATTAGGTACTATGCTTCAAATAGATGTACGCAGAGAATCAAATGACGAAATTGCTTGGATGGATGCCAATGCTTGGGAGGCTTTCCAGTTTGCATTTGATGATGGAAATACAGGGTGGGAATATCAATTCAATGGTAGTACAGTTTGGGTAAATGGTAATTGGTCATTAACGCTATTCCACAATGATGACCCAACTATCCATAGTCTAATTAGCGATAACTGGGAAACGGTCAATAGTGTTGTGCGGTCACTTCGGCGTAATCCATAACAAAAACGAGACGTTACACACATTGCGAATTTTATAGCAATAAGGAATAAGTTTATATTTTATGCTTATTCCTTATTTTTTTTGAATATATTTGAATTTATTTAATAGATAAAACCCTGTAAAAATCCCCTGTTTATGTCTCTTATATACATATTTCATATTATTTTCTGCAATGGCATAAATGCCTATTCTTAATCATATCGTTCTTTGTACAAGCATATCATAGCCAAGCGGGAAGGGTAATGTCGTGCAATCCGTTATAGAGTATCTTCATATTATATAGTGGACAAGCACCTGCCCTATATCCGCAGTGGTAATTGTAGTTGCGTAGTAATACAAATCCCAAACCCAAACGGAGGACTGATTGATTATGAAAAAAGCTGTTTCAAAAATCACACTGATTATTTTTGTGGCGGTGCTTGCTGTCATGCAGGCTAATTTTGCAGTTTATGCGGCGGTACAGCCATTATCCAGTTTTGAAGGCGAAGGAACGCAGAGCAACCCTATACTAATTTCAACCCCATGGCAATTAAGCACGTTGGCTGAATTGGTGAATAGCGGCAGTCTGGAAAGTACAATCGGGCAATCAAGGGCATATATAAGGCTTACCGCAGATATAGACTTGTCGGAATTTAGGCATATCGGCGGGTGGTCGCCAATCGGTGATGAGATGATGCCGTTCACAGGTGTTTTTGACGGTGACGGTCATATTATTTCAGGGCTGTATATAAACCTCAATCGTCCGTTTGGTTCCCTCGGTCTTTTTGGAGCTATTAGCAACAATGCCGTTATCAAAAATCTTGGCGTTGTTGATATTGATATTTCCGGCGATTCTTTGTTTATGGGCGGAATTGTGGGAACTGCTTACTCTGGACGTATTCATAACAGCTTTACCACAGGCACAATCAATGGTACAGGTGGTATCGGCGGTATAGTTGGTAATGCGCGTACGTATTGGGGCGGACAACTAGAAATAACGAACAGTTACTCGTCTGTGACGATTACAGGCAATTATGGTAGCCTTGGGGGTATAGTTAGCTTTGCGGCTGGTTCAATAAATGTATCAAATACCTACTTTACAGGTATTATTATTGGTATAGTTGCTGGTGGCTTAATTGGAGAAAGTTCAGGCATTACCCTTTCCAATAATGCCGCATTAAATATATCCATATCAGGAAATAATTGGGTTGGCGCGGTAGCTGCTTCATCAAATCACGGCTTGAATATAGGAAACATCTCATACAGCGGCATTAACATAACGAGGGCATTTGAAGCAAATGGCTACGATGGAATGGTTCTGTCGGCTGACACTATATTAGCCGATGGGTTTTTTGAAGGCTTGTTTTTGAGTGACCCAAGTTGGCATTATCAAGATGGAATGTTGCCGCTTTTGTATGTGTATGGCACTAACAGACTAATCAACGGACAAGGTGATGGTGAGCCTTGGTTTAGACCGCAAGAAATCAGCGTTACAGGGATTCACATAAATAAGCCTGAAATATCTTTAGTTGTTGGCGATTCTGAAATATTGGAAGTGACTATAGAGCCAGTAAATGCAACAAATACGGCTGTATTTTGGGATAGCAATAATGAGGGCGTTGCGTTCGTAAATGCTTATGGTGAAGTATCTGCCGCAGCCGTAGGTTCTGCAATAATTACCGTAACAACAGAAAGCGGAGGGCTGACAGCTTATAGCATTGTAGAGGTTGTTGATGTTCCTAACGCTCCAACCAATCTAGTTGCAACCCCTAGCGATAGTGAGGTTTTATTAAGTTGGACTGCTCCTGATGACAATGGAAGAAGCATAATAAAATACCAAATATCCAAAGATAACGGCGTTACTTGGCTTTATGATACGGCAAATACATCATTTACCATTACAGGCTTATCAAATGGTACAAGATATTATTTTAGGGTCAGGGCGATAAATGCCATTGGTGCGGGTATTTCTTCCGATACCGTGACAGCGACACCTGAAAGGCATATAAATAGCTTCGTTATTACTTTTAGCGTAGCTAATGGCAACGGTCAATTAAGCGCAAGTATTGATGATGTGCCAATAAATTCAGGTGATTTTGTTGCCGAAGGTAGCAATGTTATGTTTACTGCCGTGCCTAATGCAAATTACAGGGTCAGCAGATGGACTGACAAAGGAAGCGTTATAAACTCCTTCCAGACCGCACATACAATTACCAATATCGCAAGCAATCACAACATCACCGTGGAATTTGAACCAATATTATATACCGTATTAGTAAACAGCGAAGGCACAAACTCTACAGGAACAGGGAACTACCGAGCAGGTGACATTGTTCACATATCAGCGGGAAATCCTCTGTATAACAGGCGATTTGTAAACTGGATAACATCAAGTAGTGGCGTAGTATTTGATTCTGCTGAATCTTCCTCTACAAACTTTGTTATGCCTCCAAATGATGTGGAAGTTACTGCGGTATTTGAATATATACCTCCGACCATGACAGGAATATCCGTTAATCCAAGCGTTGTTAATGTTCACAGGGGTGAAGGTTACGTATTTAATGCAACGGCGCAGGGTGAAAGCATTTCTAACACATTGCTATTATGGGAAGTTTTAGGCGGGATTCCTCAAACTATGGTAACATCAGGTGCGGCGTTGACCGTCAGCATAAATGAAACTGCATCCGCTTTGACCGTAAGGGCTACGTCCTTAGTTTATCCAAATATGTACGGTACAGCAACCGTTAATATTATTGATGTGCCGATTATTACGCCTGTAGTTACGAGTGTTGAAGTAGCCCCTATAACTATGAGCATGAATAATGGAGATAATCATAGATTTACTGCAATAGTCACAGGTATAAACAATCCTCCGCAAGATGTTATATGGCGTGTCCTTGGTGGAAGCGCAGAAACAAGCATATCGCAGGATGGAATATTGCGTATCGGTATAAATGAAACGGCATCAAGTTTAACCGTTATTGCAACATCTATATTTGATTCTGGGAAATCTGGAACAGCGACCATAACTGTAATAGAACCTCCTCTAACAAAGCCTACAGTCTCGTTTGTAGAAGTAATGCCGAATAGGGCAACTGTAGAAATTGGCAACAATTTTACTTTTACGGCATATGTAGCAGGGCAAAATAATCCCCCACAATCCGTTGTGTGGAGCGTGTCGGGCGGCACTGCGGAAACGAGCATTGATGAAAATGGAATTTTGACAGTCTGCGTTAATGAATCGGCAGAAAATATAACCGTTACAGCTACGTCCATTTTTGACAGTACAAAATATGGTGTAGCAATTGTGACCATTCCGCAATCACCTGTAATAATTATCCCTGAAATCCCTTCCGTTGTAGTAAATCCACAGTCTGCAACGGTTTATGTAGGCGAGAGAATAACCCTTGCCGCAACGGCTTCCGTGACGGATGGCGGGGCGTTAAGTTTCCAATGGTTCAGAAACAATGTAAATTCCAATAATGGCGGTACTTTGATTGAGGGAGCAACAGGGCGCACATTTACCCCGCCGACTTCGGCTGTAGGCTCTGTGTATTACTATGTAATAGTCACCAACACCATAATTGGAGCAGAATCAGTAATAGGAGTAAGTAATCCCGCCGTTGTTACAGTTCGGCATTTTGTAAGTGGTGGCGATAATTCCAATAATAACGGCGGCAATTCTGGCGGTGGTTCTGGAAGTAGCGACAGCGACAATAACGATTCAGGCAACCAGAGCAATAATAATAGCAATAGAGTAAACAGACCAAATGTTATCAACGTGCCAAGCGTGGACGAAGAAACAGCAAGCATTTACACGCCTGAAATAGTCGTTGATATTATGGTGAATGGTCGGCTTTCTCATGCAGTCATAAACGGTAGCGGAATCTTGGAAATTCGCTTTACCGATTTTGACCTAATGGACTATGCAGACGAAAGCGGAAATTACGTTTTAGATATAGAGGGGCATTCATATATCTATGTGTCTTTACCTATTGGGGTTTTGGAAAGCGGGATTTTGACGATAAGGACAGATTTTGGCGTTATTACAATTCCAAGTGCCACACTGCAAGCAATACGAAGATTGCAGGGAGATTATTTAAGTCTTATTATTAGGTGTGATAGCTTTTCTTTTGCATTGCTTGATTATGACGGTGAAGAATTTGCGTATAATGCTTTCAATAATCCATTTCTAATTTCATTGCCACATTCTTTAATGGATTGGCAGAAATCAGAATCCGTCACCGTCATTAGAAACGGTAGCAACGGCAACGAGATTATTCCTTCTGCGATTTATAGAAATGGATACGCTTCTTTCTCCACAGCTTCAACAGGCAGTTTTACGGTATATTATAATCGTAGGCTATTTACTGACATTGATAACCATTGGGCGGTGAACTCTATAGCATTTGTTTCTGCCAGAGGATTATTTAACGGTACAGGGAATGGGGCATTTTCACCTGACCATACCATGACTAGGGCTATGTTCCTAAGTGTACTTGCCAGACTTGATGGCGCAGACCTACAGCATCTTGGAACTTCACGATTTGCTGATGTTTCGGCTGGTTCGTGGTATTCGGCTTCGGTGGAATGGGCTGCTGAAATTGGATTAGTCACGGGTACAGGCAATGGGCAATTTTCTCCACATGACCCCATGACGAGAGAGCAGATGGCTGTTGTGATAGATAGGTATATCCAGATTCGAGGATATAATTTTTCACCTGTGGCGAATATTGGTTTTTTTACAGGTAGCGCAGATGTAAGCACATGGGCTACTGATTCCGTGAGAAATATCCATCATGTAGGAATAACTAACGGAAACCCTAATTTTCTATTAGAACCGCAAGGAAGTTTTACCAGAGCGGAAGCGGCGGCGGTCTTTGTTGGGTTAATTGAGGCTATATATACGGTGGGGAATTATAGAACTTAATCAGTACGGGCAAAATCCCTGTTTTCATTTGCTTGGAAATGGGGATTTTGCAAGCAATTGTCCTAACTATATTCAGGCGCAAATATTCTAAATAAATTCATCGGCAACAAGTGCATAAGGTTTACCTTGCGTAGCAACTACAGCACAAAATATATTCATGGTAGCGAGAATATAAATGTAGTATAAAATTATTAGTTTTTGTTTGTTTTATGCTACTTATGAGGTCTTTAGATTACGATAAAGAAAGATATTCATATACCAGTATGTTTTGTGGTTTCAAATATGCAAGAAAGGAAATAACTGTATGCACGATTATAATAATGAGCCTTGTTTTTCTTTGCACACTCTTGAAATAAGGCTAAGGTGCAATTCTCAGGATTATTATTTAGCTTATGAACGGCTGAGATGGCACTGCAAGAAGAATAAAATATTTATGTATGATGATTCTTCTGATTACGTTGAAGATGTGCCGATTGGTGCGCTTAAAGAAGAAATCATCTGTAGGCTTTTGGAAGATAGAGGCATAATCATTAAGTTAGTACGCTGTAAGCTAAATGATTCCCCTATATATTACGGTGCATGGATGATTATAAATCCAAGGCGGTTTCTAGGAGATAGTACATATGTCGGTATCTTTGACGTAAGCCGAGCGGATGAACTGCTTAACAGGCTAGACATGGCTCTTATAAGTGTTGGAATTGCACACCTGCCGATAAGCAATTTTACATTGCACAGAATAGACCTGTGCCGTAACGTGTTTTTAAGCAGTCAAAAAATGGTTGAGAATTATATAGACCTCTTGAAAAGGTGCTTTATTCCTAATGGTTTTATGTGGAATGAAGTTGGCGGGGTGGAATATGCGATACGTCTCAAAGACGGTATTAAGATTTCAAATAACTCCCTAAGTATTGTAGCCTATAATAAGAAGGCTCAAATGGTAAAGCAGGGGGATTATTACAGCATAGTTGACATTGAGGAAGCTACAGGATTATTGCGCTTCGAGATTCAGCTATTCACTGGCAGATTGAATTATATTTGCAGGGGTGATAAGTCTATAAAAAGATTATGTAAATTTCTTCATATTTGCCAGACCGAGAGCCGCAAACATTTTGAAGCGTATATACCCAAGGTGTTTTTAATGGGCGATTATTATTATTTTGATGATGCTAAAAATATTATTCTGCGTAGTGATTACTACGAACCGACAAAAGAAAAAATGCTAACGCTATTGGTCAGCGTTAGCACTCACAGAAATTTAATGGTAGCACTTGATGATGTTCTCCAGAAGTATAAGCCTAGTAATCCGTATAACTTCGTCAGAAGTCTAATCAAATGCTTTGATGAATTATATTTGAACCCTGTAACCATTCCGAGGCGGTGGAATTTAGCAGGGGAGATATTTATGCCCGGAGCCTTTAAGAAGGTTATGGGCATTGATACTGTGTTTGTCAGCACGGTTGATTAAAAGGTTTTGGATGCGCGTTTCAATCCTATGCTTATGATATTGTTTCGGCTGTGCTTATGTGATATTCAGTTTGCAAGAATCCTTTTGTCCTAACCAGACCTATAGGGGCATATATTAGCCTGAATATAGCCGTTGTAAAAAGTAGCGTTCGGCACTCAAAAAATCGGCTGTAATCTTTGTAGCTTTGTAGACTGCCCAGAAAGCCTGATAAATAGCGGCTTTGTTTGAGGGTATGCGATGTAGGTTTTCTGTAGGGCTGTAAGATGGCGTAAGCATGAAAGGGGCTTGCAATTTATGAATAACGGTAAGGAAATTGTAATGCTCATGGTGTGTTGGGATGGATTAGGACGCATGGACGAGCAAGAAATTCAAACCTTCGTAAATAAAGAAGCTGATGCGGCGTTTAGTACAATTCATAGCAAGTCTGCAAATTATGTAACCACAGCACGAAAACAGGAGGTTGAAGCCATGCCGACATACTCAAATACTGCGGTATCCGTAAAAGCAAACAAGCCGAGGGCAAATATCTATCACGGTGAAAATTTCAAACCAAGCCATATAGATATTATCCCAGACCTTCTAAATAGCCAGCCTATTATATGTATTGATGATATTCCCTACGTTTACAGGTGGGATACAGGATATTATGAAGCCTTATCTTTAGAGAATGGGGAGTTTAGAAAGTTTGTGTACAGACATTGCCCCTCTTGGTTTAGGCGTGAACTTAATCCCCATATTTTGATTACCAAACTCTACCATGATTTGATAAGATTTTTCCAAGCATATCTCAAAGACAGATGTTTTACAGGAAAAGAAATTGAAGCTACTGCGGAGCGGTTCATATCAACTAACGATATGATTTATGAAATTGAAACAGGCAACGCTTACCCATTTCAGCATAATATGCTATTCGTTCAAAAAGAGTTGAATTTGAATATTTTGCCTGTTTATCAAAACAAGTTGCCGAATATAGAAACTGTCGTAAATTTTATTGATGATATATCCGGCGGTTCAGAGCAAGTAAAAAACCTGTTCAAAGGCTTCTTAGGGTGTTTGTTTGCCAACAACGAGTACAATCCCAAGAAAATAGCAGTCTTGTACGGTAATAACCACACCATAAAAACCATTGTTAAATTTATTGAGGGGTGTCTAGGCAGAGACAAAGTTTCCCATATCCCACTTGATAAATTAACCGACAAACACGCCTTACAGGAAATAGAGCGCAAGCCTGTAAATATTTCTTCTCTTACCGACAGCCACACGCTCATAAGTGAATTGGGCGAAATTATTTGTACCCTTGGCAATGAATATATATACGCAGGAAATAAAGCTGACGAATGTACGATACTAAATAATAAGTGCTTTATACTGTGTACTGATGATTCGCTGAAATTAAAAGCCCTTGTGGATTCTGTAGATTCATTGGATAGCGTATTACTTATACCCATTCAAAAGGCAGTAGATAAGGCTAAAGATATTAACGGCAAGGTATCTATGCTTAAACCTTTGGGCGGATATATCTTTTTTGAATCCATGATTACACGGAAGACGTTAGAGGATAACGATTGGCAATTTGAGCAGTTACCCGATATTACAGAAGCCTTGAAATCAGCTAAGGAGCGAGAGTGTAAAAAAGTCGCCAGTGAGGTTGACGAATTTATCATGTATTTAGAAGAGCGTTACGATTTTGACAAGGATAAAATGGTCAAACAAACCGAATTAAAAGCAGATTGTGAAGAATATTGTAAAAACCGTAGCCGTTTGCCATTCAGCAAGGAAATCATCACGACAGGAATTAACATAAGGCTTGGTAAGGTTTTTGACATCACAGCCGAGGAATATCAAAATACCTACAACAAAACTTACAATAAAACAAACCGAGGAAAGCCCAAAAATATTGACGGTAAAGATGTGTGGATGTATTGGGGCATTGGGTGGAAGTCTCCCCGCCAACAGGCAAACGGTAAAACTTAAAGAATAAAATACGAATAGGGACAACCCTCACAGGAATACATTTTTTTGTAGGGGGTGATAGCTCATATATAAAGAAGTCTTTATCTATTTTCCGAAAGATGAAGGCATAGTTAAGCAAATTGGCAAAGACATAGCAAATTTCCATAAATCGGTAGCCTTACAATATATGGACGTTGCGCTAAATTTAACGCCAAGGCAGAAAGTACATATGCTTGATAGTCTTATGCAAGACATAGCCACATTACATATGAACCTGAAAATGTAGACCGCCTCATACCGAAAATATGGGGCGGTCAATTTTTTATAGTAGCTTCAATAAAATAAGTTGCTCCCATGTTTCACGGCTTACAGTATTTTTTCCATGCTCCCATCGTTCAATAGCACGGCGGGTAAGCCCTAGCATTGCCCCCAGTTCACGTTGCAGTAAATTATTTTCGGCTCGTATTTGTTTAATTCTGTCGGTGTAGGGGTAATCCAAAAATCTGTAGTATTCATCATACAGCCTGTCCGATTCAACATTTAGAGCAATAGCAATTTTCTTCAAATCTTCCAAGAGGGGTTCAGATTGATTGTTTTCATAGTACATAATTGCATATCGGCTCATACCGATACGTTTTGCAAGTGTCTTGCAGGATAAATTCTTTCTTAATCGAAATATGCGAATACGCTCTGCTACAGTAGCGTCCTCTCTTGGCATAAAAATATCACAGACCATATGGTATAGGATTCGGTGATAAAAATTGGTGACAGCAGATGTGTCAGGTAAATCCATGTAGCAAATGCTATTCAA